CTGAAGATTTCGGTACAAAAAGTCAATACGTTTTTGGAATACACAACATTAATGGTAAGCTTATAGGTTGTTTAGGCCTAGATTTTACAAAAAGAAAAACAAGATTAGAACCATCACAAATTAATAATTTACACGTAATATCAGCAACTATTGGCGGCATATTACATAATCATCTTAAAAAATAAAATGAGCACGATCAAACTACAAGAATTGCTAGACGAAGATCTACGTCGTTGGGTAAAAGAAAAGTGGGTAGATCAACACGGTAGACCTTGTGGTAGTTCAAAAACTAAAGGTGTAAAAAAATGCAGGCCAAGTAAGAAGGTATCGAAAGATACACCAAAAACTTGGAAAGCGTTTGATAAAAAAGAAAAGAAGGCATTAGTTGCACAAAAGCGTAGAGTAGGTATGGGTAAGAGAACTCCTAAAGCTGAGAGTTACTTAGAAGAAGAGACAAAAAAAGATGCATGTTATCATAAAGTAAAATCAAGATATGAAATTTGGCCGTCAGCACTAGCATCTGCGGCATTATCACAATGTAGAAATGTTGGAGCTGCTAAGTGGGGAAATAAAACAAAAGAATCCATGGAACACATATCAATTTGTAATGAATGCGCCATTGCTTTAATGGAAGATATTAAAGCTGGTGAGATGACTTTGACGGAAGCTGAATACAGAGGCCGCAAAGTTAAATTAGGTAAACCTATGAGGGGTGATGTTAAAAAGTTCAAAGTATACGTCAAGAATCCGGCCGGAAATGTAGTCAAGGTTAATTTTGGAGATCCTAACATGAAGATTAAAAAAAGTAATCCGGCAAGACGTAGATCGTTTAGAGCAAGACACAAATGTGCAACACCAGGACCAAGAACAAAAGCTAGATACTGGAGTTGCAGAAAATGGTAATGAAAAAAATTAACTATTTATAAGTAAACAGCTAAAAATAAGATGAATAAAATATCAAAGCTAAGAGAACTTATCGCAGAGTCTGTTCGTGAGGTATTGGCAGAAAAGAAAATCGAGCCAAACAAAAAAAAGAAAACAAAATCAACTACAGAGAAGGAACTTGAAAAAGTAACAAAGGCTGCTGAAAAAGATAGTAAGGCATACATAAAAAAGAAATACGGTAGTAAATTCGATACAATGCTTGAAAAGCCAACAATTAAACTAAAAGAAATACTAAACGATGAAGACTAGTTTTATAACTATGTTTATGCAACTGCAACAGCAAGTTCGCATATTCCACTGGCAAACAAACCACTACGCGCGTCACCAAGCTTATGGTGGTTTCTACGAAGATCTAGATGATCTTATAGATGCTTTTGTTGAAGCTTACATGGGTAAGTATGGTAGAGTTAGACTAGGACAACAAACGGGTATCATTGTAAAAGATATGGATCAAGTTGATATTCCAACTTTTATAAATGACGCAACACAATTTCTATTGGGGCTGACAAACCAACTTGATTCAGCAGCAGATACAGACCTATTAAATATTAGGGATGAAATGTTACAGCTTTTAAATAAATTGAAATATCTACTAACACTAAAATAATGAAAAAGAAAGAACAAATCCTCCGTGAAGAGATACGTCGCGTAATCAAACAAATACTAGAAGCAGAAGAAGCTCCTGAGGAAGAGCCTGAAGAAGAGATGCCCGAAGAAGAGCCTGAGGAAGCTCCTATAGGAGATGATGAGGATGTAGATTCTGGTGAGCTTATTAATAAATTTGCCGGCAAGTTTGTTAACAAACTTAAAGAAATGCCAGACAGCGACGATCCAGAAAATCTCGTTGGTGTCGTTACTAAAATTGTAGGTAGTTTTGGTATGGGTAAGGACGAAATAATGATGATCCTTAAAGGTGCAAAGAACAATCTTATTCAATGAGTAAATTTCAAATATACTATAGTATAGCTGCGACACTAGGGATCCTAGTGTTGCTTGCTTTATTAGGTAAAGGCTGCAAAGACGCTTCTTATACAAAAGAGCTCAACAAACAAAACATAGCTGCATTAACAGATTCTATAAAAATTACAAAAACTAAAAACGGAACATTGCAGTATGAAAAGGCCATTTTATTTGCTAACAAGCAGGATTTAGAAAAAATTAATGAAAAACTAAAGAAGGAGCTTGATAATGTAAAAGGTGGTAAACCTGAAGTCATAATTCAAACAGATGTAAAATATGTTGGTTTTAATTTGAATTTAGGTAATGAGCTTATTGTACAAGAAGATGGTTTTTTGGGTTTAAAGTTTGCACACAAAACACAATCCAGAACTCTAGAAGGAGTATCTAAATTCAAAGTACTGTCAGTTCCAGCTGACAAGGGTGTTCAAGGGAAAGTGGATATTCAACCAGGTACTACTGAGATCTATAAAGACGAGATTGCTTTTGGATTAACGGTTGGGATAAAAAAAGATAGTGATGGAATACGTAGTATATTTGTTATACCAAGCGATACAGCATTAAAGATAACAAGCATTCAAGGTGCAGATTTAGGTAAAGAACCAATACCTAAAAAGAAATATTTTAGTTTCGGACCAAGTATACAGGTAGGTTATGATTTCTTTAATCAAAGACCTGTAACAACTCTGGGATTGGGATTACAATTTAATTTAATCAAGTTTTAGTATGTCTAATGAGAATAATGGACAAAAAACAGTTAAACAGTTAGTTCGTGAGGAATACATAAAATGTGCAAAATCTGCTGTGTACTTTATGAAAAAGTACTGCATGATTCAACACCCTACACGAGGCAAGATCCAGTTTCAGTTATATCCTTTCCAGGAAGATGCATTACAGCAATTCCAAGACTACGATCGTAATATAATTCTAAAAAGTCGCCGGCTAGGTATATCGACACTAATAGCTGGTTATTCATTATGGACTATTTTATTTCATAATGATAAGAATATATTGGTTGTAGCTATTGACCAAACAACATCTAAAAACCTCGTAACTAAGGTTCGAGTGATGTACGAGAATCTACCCAGTTGGTTAAAACTAAAAACTGCGGAAGATAACAAGCTATCACTTAGATTGAGTAATGGGTCACAAATCAAAGCGGTTGCATCGACAGGAACATCAGGTCGTTCTGAAGCCTTATCACTAGTAATTATTGATGAGGCAGCATTCGTAGATAATGCAGAGGAATTATGGGCATCACTGCAACAAACACTATCAACTGGTGGTAGAGCTGTTTTATTAAGTACGCCTAACGGTACTGGTAACTTTTTCCATAAAATGTGGGCCAAAGCAGAAGCCGGTGAAAATACCTATAACACAATCAGGCTACCATGGCAAGTACACCCAGAAAGAGATCAAGCATGGCGTGATAAGCAAGATGTTGAATTAGGTGTGCGACTAGCAGCACAAGAATGTGATTGTGACTTTTCAACATCAGGTAACACAGTAATCATGCCTGATATACTTCAGTATTATTTACAAACCTACACGCAAGACCCAATTGAAAAGAGAGGATTTGATAATAATATTTGGGTTTGGGAAAGACCGTCTTATACAAGGGATTACATAGTAACAGCTGACGTTGCTCGTGGGGATGGATCGGATTACTCCGCATTTCACATAATCGATGTAGAAAGTGCAATGCAAGTAGCTGAGTATAAAGGACAGTTGACAACACGAGATTTTGGAAACATGCTTGTAAGTATTGCAACAGAGTATAATGATGCATTATTGGTAATAGAAAATGCAAATGTAGGATGGGCAACAATTCAACAAGTGATTGAGAGGGGTTATAAGAATTTATACTATTCATATAAAGAAAATGTATTTGACTCTGATACATACCTAACAAAAGGTTATGATGTAGTTAATAAATCGGATATGGTTGCAGGCTTTACGATAAGTAGTAAGGTTAGACCGTTGGCAATTAGTAAATTAGAGTTGTATATGCGAGAAAAAGGGTGTATAATAAGGAGTAGAAGACTCATGGATGAACTCTTGGTATTTGTGTGGAAAAATGCAAAAGCAGAAGCAGCTGTAGGATATAATGACGACTTAGTTATGAGTTGGACACAGGGTTTATGGGTACGCGATACAGCTCTAAAACTAAGACAAGCTGGCATAGAGCTTACCAAAGTAGCTGTTAACAGCATAAAGAATACAATAAACATATACTCAGGTACACAAAGAGTTATGAATAACAATCCCTGGAAACAAAACATTGATGGAGTAGACGAGGATATAACCTGGTTACTATAATATACTATATTTATAAAAAACATATATGGCCGAATTTCCAAATCAAGAAAGTGCGTTACCAGAATACAAACCTGGTTCGATTTTTAATAGGCTACGCAAGTTGTTTTCCACTGACGTAATCATACGTAATATAGGTGGAAATCAGCTTAAGGTTATTGACATTGACAAAGTTCAATCTTCTGGAAACATTGAGAGTAATAGGAGGATTGATAGATTCTCCCGATTATACACAAATATACCAGGCTTTAGTTATCACCATGGCCAACTTCAATTAGCAACTAGATTAGAGTTATTTAGAGATTATGAAGCCATGGATACTGATAGTATTATATCCTCAGCTTTAGATGTGTATGCTGACGAGTGTACAACAACAAACGAATATGGTGAAATCTTAGAAGTTAAAGCATCAAACGAAAGAGTAAAGGAAGTTCTCCAGAATTTATTTTACGAGATTCTAAATGTGGAATTTAATTTATGGCCATGGGTACGTAATGTATTGAAGTATGGTGATTTCTTTTTGAAACTTAATGTAGCTGAGAAGTTTGGTGTGGTTGGAGTAGATCCAATTGCTGCGTATGAAATGATACGTGAAGAAAACTTTGATCCGGAAAACCCACACAAGGTACGATTCAAAAGAGATTATTCTGCATTATCAGAAAGATCACATATAGCATCTATTAAAGGTGAGGAATTTGAAAATTGGGAGGTAGCACATTTTAGATTGCTAACAGATACAAACTTTTTACCATACGGCCGTTCGTTAATCGAACCAGCTCGTAAGGTGTGGAAACAAATTACTTTGATGGAAGATGCGATGTTAATTCATCGTATTATGCGTGCTCCAGACAAGCGTGTATTTAAGATTGATATTGGTAATATACCACCAAACGAAGTAGATGCTTATATGCAAGCTATGGTTGATAAAATGAAAAAAGTTCCTTTTGTCGACCCACAAACTGGTGATTACAACCTCAAGTATAATATGCAAAATATACTTGAAGATTTCTACGTTCCTGTTCGTGGAAGTGATACTGGCACTCAAATAGACACAATCACAGGTTTAAATTACGAAACTATAGAGGATATTAATTACCTCAAAGGTAGGTTACTTGGATCATTAAAAATACCAAAAGCCTTCTTAGGATTCGAAGAAGATGTATCTGGTAAATCAACATTAGCTGCACAAGACTTTAGATTTGGTAGAACGATTGAGAGAATACAAAAAATTATTGTATCAGAGCTTTATAAAATAGCGATTATACATCTTTATATTCAAGGCTTTAAGGATGTTGAGATTGCTGATTTTTCAATTAATTTAACAGCACCATCAACTCTATACGATAAGGAGAAGATTGAACTGTGGACAGCTAAAACCACATTGGCTGGTGATATGATAGATAAAAAACTCTTTAGTAGAAATTGGATATATGAAAATGTATTTAAGATGACTGAGGATGATTATCTAAAAGAACAGAAGCGTATTGTTGATGATCATAAAACATTGTTCCGCTTAGAACAAATAAAAACAGAAGGTAATGACCCAATAAAGACTGGTCAATCTTATGGTACACCACACGACATAGCATCACTATATAAAGGTGGTAGTCCAAACAATATACCAAAAGGTTACGACGAGAGAGAACAAGCACCACCAGGAGGCTGGCCAGGTGCAGGACGCCCAGAAGAGCCAGGAACATATGGTACTCACCAACATCCACTAGGATGGGACCCTCTAGGAAATAAGGCAAATAGAAATGTGTCGGAAGAAAAGAAAGTTAAGATGTGGCAAATGGATTCTGTATTAAAAGAACTAAAAAGCAAGTCAGTTCAAGTTTCAATGGACAATTTTTTGACAGAAAACCAAGATAATAATACATTATTAGACGAAAATAACATTATTCCGGAGGAGTAACATATTTATATAATAGATGAAGAAGACTAGTCATTCTAAGATCAAGAATACTATTATCCTGTTTGAACTACTAACAAGACAGGTAACTGCTGACGTTATTAGTGGAAAAGACCCATCCCCAGCACTAAGAATACTTAAAGAGTATTTCAAACCAACAACTCAACTAGCAAAGGAACTGGTACTATATCAAACTCTAATAAGAGAGAGATATAAGAACAAAGACAAAGCAAACTCGTTAATCGAGACGGTGCAACAACTACGAAATCGAATTGATAAAAACACTTTAGCTAAAGAGAAGTATAATATTATTCGTGAAATAAAGAATAATTATGATCTCAAAGCGTTTTTCGAAACAAATTTAAGTGAATATAGAATATACGCATCTATCTATAGTTTATTTGATGGTGTAACTTTTACGAATCCGTCAAAGGTTGTTAATGCTAAATTCACAATAGTTGAACACTTAACACGTAGCAAAACACAAAAAAGTACCGATGAAACTGCAGTTGTTGTTGAGGAATATAAAAGACAGGATGAGGAAATTCGTTTACTAGCCTATAAGATAATGCTCGATAAGTTCAACGATAAATACACTCAGTTAGGATCAAGACAAAAGTTAGTTCTAAAAGAGTATATCAACAATATTAGTAGCACAAAAGATCTTCGTGATTTTATTCTTAAAGAAGCGACATACCTAAAAGGTAAATTCACCAAAGTTTTACCGCAAATAACAAATAAGGTTATCAAAATTAAGTTGCAAGAAACTATAAATCTTTTAGAAAGACTTAATAAAGTTAGAGTTGTAAAGGAGGATAATGTTTTATCTCTTCTATTATACCATGAACTATTAAAAGAGGTATCAAATGCTGTCACAAGATAGGATTTCGGAAATAAAAAAGTATATAAAGAAAGTAAAAAAGCGCATGAAAGAAGGTAGCGCTGGCGATGGTGTTGGAGCTTACCACACACCAGCCGCTTTCACAGGAGATCCATCTGATCCAGGTAGTCCAAAAGCCATAGGAGCTGATAAGACATATATTGTTAAGCCACCTAAGAAAAAAAGAAATTTCGTAAAGATACATGAGGCTAACTACCAAGAATTTAAAAAGGATGAAACTAGAACTGGTGTAAATAAAGTAAACACTAAGATTCTAGAAGCTTATAAAATGTTACGTGAGGCTCGAAGAGCAATAAGACATGCTATGAGGTTAAAACAAGAAGCGAGTGTTCCGGATAACAAACACTGGAAAAGAACAACCTTAGCTTATACAAAAATAGCTGAAACGGTTGATGAAATTGGAAAAATGCTATATGGAAAATAAGAAACTCATAATCGACTACATCGGTGCACTAGAAATAACACCACAACAGATCAACGAATCACTATCTGCAAACGATGGCCGTCTTATTGTACAGGGTGTTTTACAAAGAGGTTCAACACCACAAGATAAAGCAATAAACCAAAATGGTAGATTATATCCATTAGACATCCTACGTCGAGAATCTGATAAATACAAGCAAGTTTTTATTAGCGAAAGACGTGCTTTGGGTGAACTAGACCATCCGGACTCATCGGTAGTAAACTTGCAAAATGTATCTCACAACGTATTAGATTTGTGGTGGAATGGCAATGATTTAATGGGTAAACTAGAAATACTACCAACACCAGCTGGGAACATTGCAAAGGAATTACTCAAAGCTGGAATCCGATTAGGAATTAGCTCCCGTGGTATGGGATCTGTTAAACAAATAGGTGAGGGAAGAGTAGAAGTTCAGGATGATTTTGAAATAGTTTGCTGGGATCTAGTAAGTAATCCATCAACACAAGGAGCGTTTGTATCCTCATTAAACGAAAGTATCAAAGGTGCAAAAGCTGATCCATACCATAGAATAAACACACTAATATCTGACATTTTATCTGTAATGTAATATGAAAAAATTAAAACTAAAAAACATACTAGAAAGCCTAAGTCCAAAAACTAGCTTGGAAGAAAAAAAATCATTCCTACAAGAAGTTGAACGCTTCAATGAATATGGATCTGTAATTTATAGAACAGAAGACTTGCGTAAAGTAGCTGAGAATATCAATTCTTTATGTGAAAAAGCTGAAGCAATTACATTAGAAGAGGCTCAAGATTGGTTTGATGAAGTAACCATTAAGCGTAATATCAAGGAACTTAATCGCAAAAAGACAGACTTTGGTAAAACAGTGTATGAGATTACAAAGATGCAACAGCGTTTAGAAGCTTTGTATGAGGAAATTGGTGGTACACTATCTAGATACTTTGAGATTAAAGGTGTAGAAGATAGTGGTGACGAACTTGTGGATAAATAATTACTAGTGGCGCCATGGAAAATAATAAAGATATAGATTACACTGAACTAGATTATAGTATCTTTCGTAGACCACTACAAGAACTTGTAAGCGCAAATGCATCTGCCGACGAAGCGAAGGCTGCAGATCTTAGGCTAAAAATAGCTAAGTTAGATCAACAAATAGCAGCACTAGACAAACAAAAAAAACCGTTAATGGATCAACTCCAAGCAATCGAAGCGAAATAATGAAAGAAAATCTAAACGAACTCCGAGATCTAATTAGATCATACGTAGTAAAGGCTTTGAGAGAAGCTGAGGAAGAAGAAGCACCAAAAGATGATGCGCCTGCTGACGATGCCGGTGGAGAAGAAGGTGGAGGTGATAATCCATTCGCAGCTGCCGGTGGAGATGATGCTGCTGGTGGAGAAGAGGGTGGCGCTGAAGGAGGAGATGATGCCGGTGCTGAAGGTGGCGAAGAAGGAGCAGAAGAAGAAGGTGGTGCAAAAGCAGCACCACAAAAAGACGTACCAACCATTGAATTTGACTTCAGTGCAGTAAAACGATATAATCCAAACACACAATTTCTAGGGTCGGAAGGCCAGGTTGTTAAAGTTACAAAACGCGGATTAATTATTAATGTTATACCAGATAACGTGCAGGTTGTGGTAAATTTTGACGACATTAAAAATAATCAGTAGATTTTTTAAGTTTTTATCAAAAAAAACCCACTATTACGGTGGGTTTTCTTTTTTTGTGCATATATATTAAGGAATACGCTATCGTACTTTATATAGCGTCCTATATTTTATTTTCATTATTATGGCTCTTGAATAGCCGTAGGACGTAACAAAATCCAATTTTTAAAAAAATGAACAAATTGTTAAAAGATGCAATCGCAGACGCTAAAGCCGTGCGCGAAACAGCTCTTGCGAATGCAAAGCTCGCATTAGAGGAAGCGTTTGCTCCTAGAATGCAAAAAATGTTCTCTGAGAAAATTAAGCATGAAATGGAAGAGGAAGCTCCTGTGGAGGATGATTCTACTATGGAAGCTTCAATGGACATGGAGAATGAAATGATGAACAAACCACAAGAAGGCGATATGGCAGAACGTATGAAAGAACTTGCCGGTCTTAGTGAATTCGATGAATTTGAAGGTGGTGACGATTTTGACGATGATGATGATGATTTTGATGATGATGACTTCGACGACGATGATGATGCAAAAAAGACAGCCATGTCAGACATGGGCAACATGGATGATGAGGAAGATAGAGGATATGGTGATGATCAATTCGAAGAAGATATCGATGAAGACCTAGAAGAAATTATCCGTCAACTTGAAGAAGATGAAAGCGAAGAAGGTGAAGATGGTGATAGGGAAGAGGGTATCAATACAAGTCGTACTGTACCTGGTGAACCGTACAATACTCAATTCACCGAAGGTAAGTACAAGCATAAGATGGAAGAAGACCTTGACGAGGAAATCAACCTTGATGAAGTAATCGCTGCTCTTCGTGAAGAAGACGAGGATGGTGATTTTGGAGATGATGTGAATGAAGCCGCAGAGGTAGCAGCTCAACTAGATCCTGCAGCTTTAGCAGCAGCATTGGGTATTCCCGTAGCAGCTACATTCCTAATCGTTAAACTTGCTAATTTTCTACAAAAGAAAGCAGATAAAGATCCTAATGGAAAAGCTGCAAAAATGCTAGATTTTATGAGAGGTATGGCAGGCTACATGAAAGAGGGTGATTACACACAAGATGAAACACCAGCAGCAATGGAAGAACTTGAAGAAGCCTACTCAGTAATCGAACACCTCCGTGAGAAAATCAACGAAGTAAATCTCTTAAATGCAAAACTACTTTACGTAAATAAACTCTTCAAAAAGCACAACTTATCAGAAGGTGAAAAAGTACGCGTAGTTGAAACATTTGATAGAGCTACTACAGTTCGTGAAACTAAACTTATCTTCACGACTTTATCAGAGTCATTTGCAACTAAAGCAACTAAGAAAACAAAAGTTATGGAAGGATTTGCTTCTAACCCTGTAAAGAAGACACAAATCTTAACGGAATCAAACTCAATCGTGACTAGATTCCAAAAACTCGCAGGACTAACAAACGAAGAATAAAAAATAATTTAAAAAAACAAAAAACCTATATGGAAAAACTAAATCTTTTCGAAGGCATGAACGATTCATCTCGTGCGGCCGAAGTGAAGCCGCTAATTAACAAGTGGTCGAAGACGGGTTTACTTGAAGGATTAAGAGGCGGTACTGAAAAATCAACTGTAGCTGTCCTTCTCGAGAACCAAGCAAAACAATTAATTAAGGAGGGTTCAGCTGAATCAGCCGGCCGTGGAGCTGCTGGGTATGAACAATGGCATGGTGTTGCTCTTCCGCTTGTACGTCGTATTTTTGCTGAAATTGCAGCAAAAGAATTCGTTTCTGTACAACCAATGAGCTTACCATCTGGTCTTATATTCTACCTCGACTTCAAATATGGTACCGATAAGAGACCATTCGGATTCTCTCCAGGATCAAAAGATCAAGTTGGTACTCTACAAGGTGTTACAACTGCATCAGCTGATCCATCAGATGGTCTTTATGGTGCCGGTCGCTTCGGATTTTCACAGAGATATACATCTTCTCTTTCCGTTACGCCAACTGTAGCAACTTTAACTGATCAAGCATTTGTTTATTTTGATGGTAACTACACAGCTTCCCTTTCTCAGTATAGATCAATAGTTGTAGCATTAACTAACCTCGCTAATCCAGATAGAGAAGCAGTACGCTCTTTTGTACCTATCTCAGGTTCAACAACACTACCAGTAAACGTAATTGGTCAGACTCCAGAATACATTCCAGCCTTTACAACAATCGTAGGTTCAAATGTACGTTTTGTTGTTAGTGCTAGTGCTCTTACAGATGCCACAATGACAACTGGGTTTAGAGTATCATACACAGTTCAACCGACAAATGACGCTCGTTCAGACTTTGAAATTGCAACAAACCGTGCATCCGATACAAGCGCGCTTGATCTAGATTCAAACCTTAACATCCCTGAAATTGAACTTCAAATGCGTTCAATTCCAGTGACTGCTAAGACTCGTAAGTTGAAAGCAAGCTGGACTCCAGAATTCGCACAAGATCTTAACTCTTACCACTCAGTGGATGCAGAAGCTGAATTAACAAGTATGCTTTCAGAGTATGTGTCAATGGAAATTGACCTTGAAATTCTTGACATGCTTATTAGCGCAGCTGCAACAACTGAATACTGGTCAGCTAGAACTGGTCAAAGTTGGAATGGGACAGCCTTCACAACTGAGGAATTTAGTGGTCAGGCTTACATTCAAGGTACTTGGTTCCAAACTCTTGGTACTAAATTACAAAAAGTATCTAACCAAATTCACGCTAAAACCCTTCGTGGTGGTGCTAACTTCTTAGTTTGTTCTCCAAACGTAGCTACAATCCTTGAATCAATTCCAGGATACGCTGCTGATACAGATGGCAACAAGATGAAGTTTGCAATGGGTGTGCAAAAAGTTGGTTCAATTACTAGCCGCTACCAAGTTTACAAGAACCCTTACATGCAAGAAAATACAATCTTGATGGGCTTCCGTGGATCTCAGTTCCTTGAAACAGGTGCTGTTTACGCTCCATATATCCCATTAATGATGACTCCTCTTGTATACGATCCACTTAACTTTATTCCACGTCGTGGTGTAATGACTCGTTACGCGAAAGTAGTAACTCGTCCTGAATTCTACGGTAAGGTTTACGTTGCGGATCTTAACAGACTGTAATCTGAATAATTAACTTTGAGAACCCCACCCATTCGGTGGGGTTTCTTTTTTATACGACTATTTATAATAAACACCGCAATGATATTAAGGGATCTACTTGAGGTTATTAAAGAGGAAGTTCAATCTGCATTGGAGGCGAATTCAGCTACAACGGGAGATACTGACGTATTTGATGACCTGCCAGCTGTTGACTTACATATAGATGACAATAACCAAATGAGCATTAGTATACAAGCAATGTTCCACAGCCCAGACAACGGAAAAGTAAATGTAATATTAACTAACCCACAAACTAAACAAAATATAGTAAACGCAATACAACAAGGAGCTCAAAAGCTATTTAGAAGCACAATTCACGGATTAGCTGGAGAACCTTTTGGACTAAAAGAAAAACAAGATATTATGAAACTTTCAGAACTCAAACAAATCATAAGACAGGAGATACAATCTATACTTACCGAAGCTAAAAAAGCAAAAAAGAAAGCAAAGCCGGATTTTCTTGATATGGATAAAGACGGTGATAAAAAAGAACCGATGAAAAAAGCTTTGAAGGACAAAGAAAAGAAAGCCGGTAAATAACCCGGCTTTTTTAGCCTTAAGCGAGGCTATCAAACTATTTATTATCAAAGACGTGTTCTTATGAATCAGGATCAAAAAGTAAGTAATCTGGAAAAGAGAAAGCCTAAAAATCCAGTGAAGTTTAATATAGACTTAAACGAGGAACAAAAACAAGCAAAGGCAGTAATATACGAAAACCCAGTTGTATTACTAAAAGGAATGGCAGGTTCTGGTAAGACATTAGCTGCATGTAATGTAGCTTTAGATATGTTCTTTAAAAGAGAAGTTGAAAGAATTATAATCACCCGACCAACCGTATCACGTGAGGAAATAGGATTTCTACCAGGAGATATGAAAGAAAAGATGGATCCGTGGTTGGCTCCAATCTACGCAAATCTTCAAATGCTTTATGATAAAGACAGAGTGGAGAAGATGGTAGGAGAGGGTGAAATAGAAATAGTACCCTTTGCGTTTATGAGAGGTAGAACATTTCCAAATGCATTTGTAATTGTAGATGAGTGTCAGAATATCACACACTCTCAAACAGAAATGATTATTGGTAGACTTGGTAAGGGTGGTAAAATGGTATTCTGTGGAGATATCACTCAAGTAGACTTGAAGACAAAGAAGGATAGTGGTATTAGCTTCTTTGCTAGACTAGAAGAGAATGTTCCTGGAGTTAAAGTAATTACTCTAAAAACAAACCACAGACACGAAATAGTTGAGCCTATATTAAAAGTATACTCAGACTTTAGAGATTAATAGTTACGTTGTTGTAGGGTTCCTTAACCTTTTCATACACAAAAACAATGTACCGCACAATCGCAGCCTTTTTACTTACAGGAATCTTAGCATTTCTAGAAGATTATACCAGCTCAGCAGTAATAGAAGATACTGCTAGATTTGAAATGTCTCAACCGAAACCTCTTATATTAAGAGATTCTACACAAGACACTGTCATAATACAACCTATTGTAGAGAATATTGATATGAATAAACAATATCAATATATTCGAACGATTAAGGTTTATTACAAAGATCGAATGGCAAAACCAATAGATCTTAAAAAAGGACCTCCTGTGGATGGCTATTGTTCCGACTCAACTAAACTTACATTCATAACTGTTTTCAGTGATACTATATCAAGGTATTCAACAAAGCATCTAAATTGTAGAATTTTAGGAGTGGTGAATTACACAAGTGAGGATATTAAAAAATTAAAGAAAGGTCCAACAACAGAGATTTGGATATACAATAGAGTTACCGAGAATATTTATAAGTACAAAGTGTACACAAATTATTTTCAAGATGTGATACCATAATGAGATTATTAATCTACATTGTATTCTTAATATACACTCAACTCCAAGCACAGTGTCCATTTATAAATTTAGGGCCTGATGTAATAATACCATGTGGAGATAGCTGTACAACAACAGTAGCTGATTATCTAGAAACATATAGAACAACAAGCTACACAGTAACGCAAATACCATACAATCCAGATCCATATAATGTAGGAACTCTTGTTACAACACCCATAGATGATAAATGGTCACCAGTATTAAATTTACCTTTTACATTTTGTTTTTTTGGTCAAACCTATAATCAATATGTAGTTGGAACTAATGGTATAATCTCTTTTAATCTAGCATACGCTAATCAATTTTGCCCATGGGCATTTAACATAGCTTTACCATCAACTAC